CGCTGTTGATACCAATGTCCTGGGTGACGTTCCCGGGGATGTCGATTCTGACAATACCGGCGCATCCGCCGGTGCCATCTCAGGCGCCGTTGACCTGGGCGCCGCCGGTACCGATGGTTCCGACGCGGTTTCTCTGTCAAAAACCACCATCGTGGACAAAGTCGTTGAATGCGGCCAGGTTCTGGATGAGCAAAATATTCCGCAGTCCAATCGCTGGTTTGTTCTCCCCGCCTGGGCCTGCACCCGGATTAAGATTTCCGAGCTGGCAGAGGCATCATATTCCGGCGACGGCGTTTCAACAAAACGGAACGGCCGAATTGGTAAGATTGACCATTTTGAGCTTTACAGTTCCAACAACATCACCCCGGTTCTTGAAACCGTAACCAACTGCTACAAGTCCATTTTCGGCCACAAATCCGCCATCACCTTTGCCAGCCAGCTGGTAGAGAATGAGATGATCCCGAATCCTGATGACTTCGGGAAGCTGATGCGGGGCCTCCAGGTGTATGGGTATGAGGTGATCAAGCCCGAATCCATGGGACTGCTGTACTGCAAGGCTGGATGATGAAAGGTTTATACTCCCCGGGCCGAAATCCGGGGAGTTTATAAAAAGAAGGAGCAGACCGATGAAATTCAGAATGGTTAAAAGCCTGATATCACAGGCCTTGAAGATTGCGGATTTTACCGACGGTGGAGCCACCGCAGGCTATATTGATTTTGACACAGCGCTACCCGCCGGCGCCATCCCGCTTGGATGGAGAGCTGTCGTGGATACTGGCTTCGTCGGCGACACCACCGCTGTCATGCAGGTTGGGATTGACGGAGATGTGGACAAATACTCGGCCAACACCGCACAAAGCTGCTTGGCCGCCGGAACCGTGGGGTCCCTGGCACTTGCCGCTGATGCAATGACAGGCTTTTCATCTGCCAAAACCCCGCGTGTAACCGTGACGGGTGGGGTAGATTTCACCGCCATCACTACGGGTGAAATGACCGTCGAAATTTTTTACATCGAACCCTAGTATATTTTTTCCAGGGGGCATTGTGCCCCCTTTTATGAAAGGACAATGACATGACCGAGTTTCTAATGAATCAAAAAACAGGCGTAGTGTTTGTGCGGACCGACCGCCTTGCCGACAGAAAAGACATGGTGCCGTATGATTTCGAAAAAAAGCGACCCGTGTCTGCCATCAGTGAGCCGGAACCTCCCGCCATTTCAGAAGAGGCTGAGCAGGAAAAAGAAAGGGCAGCAGCGTTGGTGAAAGAGTGGTTTGGCAGGGATGTCAGTAAGGTTTCCAAAAAAGACCTGGCCGACTATGCCATGGCTGAGTTCAACCAGGTCGTTGACGACGATTCAAAACTGAAGATGGTCCAGGCCATCGAGCAGATGGTGGGCTGAGATGACCGGCCAGGAGATGATTGATCAGGTGCTCACCTACCTGACCGATGAGGACGGGGACGTCTGGGGTGAAACCCTTGTGCTGTCATTTATCAATGAAGCCGTGGGAACCATCGCCATGCTGCGGCCTGATGCTACCGCCACAACCGATGACGTGACCATCGTGGCGGACAGTGCCAGACAGACCCTTCCTTCGGATGCTGCCCGGCTGCTTTCGATCCCCCGGAACACAACTTCCGGCAAACCGGTCAGGAAAATTGCCAGGGAAGTGCTGGCAGAATTGGGTGCTACATGGACGGCACAGTCCGTATCTGACATCGAGCATTACATGTATGACGATGAAAACCCCCTGGTCTTCCATGTTCACCCGGTACTGGATGCAGACGGCAGCGTGGAAATGGCATATTCCTCTGTTCCCGAGACAATCACCCTGGTGTCTGACCTGCGGGTATCATCCGTTTATAACGGCCCGATATTCGATTATGTGCTCCACCGGTGCTTTGGTATGGAGACTGAGCGGATCGACCGCCAGAAGTCTGTCAATCACCTGAACGCCTTTTACAATGCCCTGGGTGTCAAGGTCCAAAACGAGGCCCGGCTGAAACTGATCCAGGAGGTATAAATGGAGCGTTTTGTCAGCAATATCCTGCCGTATGTCCCTGGGTGCCCAGTGGTCTTGATTAAAGCCGAAACGCTCAGGGTGGCTACTGAGTTCTGCCGGAAAACCCATATCTGGCAGGCAGTGGAGGAAAGCACGGCCACTGAAGGCGATGAAACCATTACGCTCTCTCCTGCATCCGGTGATGTTGTGGGCGTCAAGGTGGAGATTAATGATCGTGAGATCTCAGACTACACACTGTCCGGCACTACCGTGACTCTGGAAGACGAGCTGTCTGAGGATGATTCAATCAAGGTCACGCTGTATCTTACCCCGGAAAGGGACGCGACCGAGCTGCCGGATATTCTTTATAACGAATGGCTGGAAGGAATTTCAGCCGGGGTCCGTGCCAACCTGATGCTGATGCCTGAAAAGCCATGGTCAACCCCCAATATGGTCATGATACACGCACAGACCTACCAGCACCAGATCGGGCAGGCACTACTCCAGGCAAGAAAGAAAAACGTCCGTGAACCCATGCGGATGAGGCTGAGGCCCTGGATATGATCAACATTTCTGTTTTTAAAGGGGAGATCCCCAAGCTGTCGGAAAAACTTTTGCCGGACGAGTACGCATCCAGCGCAATCAACTGCAAGTTGCAGGATGGGCGGCTCTCCCCTATGCGGGCAAACGTGTCCGAGGAAGACCTTCTGGCCAGTGCTGAAACCATTTACCGGATGGGTGAGGACTGGTTGCAGTTCGATAACAAAGTACAGATCGTTGATGATCCTGTTTATAATCCATCCGGCCGGATCTTGATTTCAGGGGATGATTATCCAAAAGAAACAGACACCGCAACAGCCATTTCAGGGGCCGGCCCTTACCCGGCCGCAACGCGCAGGCTGGGAATATCTGCTCCAAGCGCGGCCCTGACCCATTCCATTACCGTGGCAGGTACAGGCACCGACAGGGAGATTGCGTATTGCTACACCCGGGTAGGGGAAAGGGCCGACGGCACAGTAGTGGAGTCTGCACCTTCTCCGTCGACAGCAGTGTTTACAGCAAAAGATGATGCCACTGTCCAGCTGTCAGATTTTGTTGATGCTTCCGAAACAGGCGTATATACCACCCATTTCAGAATATACCGGATCAATACCGGCGATACGGGTGCTGAGTTTCAGTTTGTTGACGATCTGGTTAAAACAACATCCCCGCTTGAATATGATGACACCGTGGCGGACGAAGACCTGGGGGAAGTGCTGCCCACAGCAACATGGACCGCTCCGATTGACGAGCTAAAGGGATTTGTCGCAGGGTCCGGGGGGCTAATTTTCGCCTTTAATGCGAATACTGTTTATGTGTCTGATACATATATCCCATATGCGTTTCCGTCTGAATACACGCTTACCGCACCATCCGAGATAGTAGGTATGGGGTTCAACGGCACATCCATGGTTGTTCTGACAAAAACCAACCCGGTTTTGTTGTTCGGCACAGATCCTGGGTCCATCACGGTTGAAAGGTTCCCGGTTGTTTTGCCGTGCAAGTCCGCGCGCTCCATTGTCAGCATACCGGGCGGAGTGGTGTTTGCCTCCACATTCGGGCTGTACCTGATTGATTCAGGTGGCAATCCGGTGAATTTGACGAAAGACATTTTTACGGATCAGCAGTGGTCTGACCTTGAGCCAGGCAGGATATTCGCGTTTTTTCACAAAGGTGCGTACCAAGCGTTTTTTTCAGGATCCACAATGGGCATCGAGTTCAACCCGGGTTCAAACGAGATCAGGAGGTTCCGGTCAACAGCATATGTGTGGGGTGGGCGGTATGTCTCCACGGTCATGATCAATACCTATGAGTTTCTAACATCGGACAGCGAAGAGTTTGTGACGTCAGGCGGCTCAGGCCTTTATTGTTCCGGCGGCGCGTATCCGTTGACATACGATACCCTGTATTTAATCCAGACAAAAGGCACGGCCAGGGAGGTTGTGGCTTTTGATTCAGGCGATGAAACAGATTACATCTGGACATCCAAGACATTCTACCTGATGCGGCAACATATATTGTCGGCCGGGCGAGTGGTGGGGGATTTGTCCGAAGGTGTGACCCTTTCATTGTATGTTGATGACACCCTGCATTTCACCAAATCAATTACTTCTGACAGTGTGTTCAGGATCCCTCGCGTCATGGGATCAACATTTAAAATCAAACTGACAGGCAAGGCCCACATTGAACAGGTGATAATCGGGGCATCCATATCGGAGGTGACACAAAATGCGTAACATACCACGAGTAACAGGCAAAATGGATTACCAGCGGTTTTTTGATGCTGTCAAAGAATCAATAGATATCCTGGCCGGCCGCGCAAAAAAGTCTGAATTGAAACGCGCCTTGCTGGTGGAGGATTTGGAAAAGCTGGGGATAGATCCTGAGAAATTTCTGAGCAGCACAAAACAAAACCCCTACCCGTTACCATAAGGAGAAATAGATGTCGCAATATACATCGACACACAGCGGAGCGCAGATTGATGAAGGTGTCACCAGGGCGTTGCGGTTGCCGGAAAGCCTCGCTGAAACCAGCACTGCCACAGCAACCACCACGGCATTGGGGACAACCACAAACAAGCACCTTTTAACAGGTGTGGCAACCATTACGGGCTTTACAGGGACAGCAGGTGTAACGTATTCTTGCAGGGTTAGAGATGGGGTGGGTCTGGCCCACCATGCTACCAATCTAATTATCACCCAGGGTGGAGCAAGCATCGTAGCTGCCGCTGGTGATACCTTTGATGTTCAGATGATTACCGGAACTACATGTAGGATCGTGAATTACACCAGATCAGTTGGAAATATAACTGCTGCAGGCAACCTTAGAAACATTCAGTATTTTACTGCGTCAGGTACGTACACGAAACCT